GGGCGGCATCGGAGTCCAGGCATTCGTCGTGGGCGGCCTGCCAGTTCTTCGCGCCGATCCCGGCGAGCATCTTCGGGAAGTGCAGCAACCCCGCAAGCCCATCGTTAAACGCGATCTCGATGACGACCGACATGCGGGCATCGTCGAGGCCTTGCGCCCACCAGAAACCGGCAAGCGCATCGGCGCGCTCGGCGAGCTGCTCGCGAAAGAGAGCCCTGGCGGCCCGCAGGCTGATGCCGGCATCGATGTTGAAGCCAATACCAATCGATTCCTTGCCGCGCGTATCCAAGTACTTCATGGACCGGAAGCCTTCGGACGGCTCCGCTCGCGCTTCGGCGATGTCGATGGCGCCGCTCATCCTGAGGTCCCGATTTCGGCCTCGATAAACAATGTGATAGCGGTATTACTGCCGGCGAGCCCGGTCAAAAAATCCGCCGCATCGAACCGCGCCTCGCCATTCCAATCGAGCGAATCATTCGCCGGCACGCTGGCGTTGCCGAAAAATGCCTCGGTACCCGCGGTGCTGCCGCCAGTCGCTCCCTTGTAGAGCGTGCAGAGGACCGCGGCAGCGGTTTTGTTCATCGCGCGGATATGCGTGATGAGTAAATAGGGCTGAGTCTGTGTATACCCGATGGGCCCGGCCAGGGACGTGATGTTGCAATTCAAGATGTTTTGAATCGAGGTCGTCAGCGCGAAGGGCGCAATAGGGAGAATTTTTTTCGCGGACATGGGGAGCTGCTCCTTTTAAATTGGGAAGCCGTAACTGCCACCCGAGACGGCAATGCCGGGAAGTGGCGGTAGTGGCTTGAATGGCTTGCCGGCGCCCGTCGGCGCGAGAGTCGACTGCGCGAAGTGCGCGAGCGGATCGGTCATCCCGGCCAGGATATGGGCCGCCAGAGCGCCGCCGATCGGCGTCAAACTCGACTGCGCAAACTTGTCGAGCGGATTCGGCATTCCGACAAGGGGTTTTACTGCCATAGCATGGAAAACGAATTAGTGGTGCCCGTGGTGACCCCGCCGAGGCCAGCCGCTCCGAAAGGAGTCTGCACCGATAGGAAAGTCAGCGGCGTGGACCCTACCAGAGCGCTCGAGAACGTAGATCCAATGGAGGCTTCTGCGAGCAGCGGGACGCAGTTATAGGCGCTAATGCTGGGGACCGGCGTCATGTAGAAGACGGGGGCCACGTAGGAATTACCTGCGTAAGTGGTCGAAGCCAAATTGAAGGGTACGGCATTGAGGGAATTCGTATTCGCTGTCCCCCAGTAATTACCATTGGCGATCGCGGTCGGATAGACGGTACTCGTCAGATAGGACAGACATTGCATAACCCCCGCAATGTTAGCGTTCGAGGTGCCCGTAGCCGTCGCGGAATTGGTAATAAGATTGACCGAGTCCCCGGTTGCCGCGCCACTAGTATCATTCGATCGGAATAAAACGAAGCCGCCGAGCGTGACATTAGCGGCGAATGCACCGATTTTAAAAACCAGTCCAAGATATCCATACGTTGCGTTGTAGATATAACGAGAGGTGTATGAAGTGCTGGTGCTGCCAGGGGCGCTGCCGTTGCAGACCGCGACGCGCGTTGTGAGCGTTCCTGTCAAAGTACCGGAGCCGTTCGAGCCGGTGCCGATCGTGATCCACATCTGCGGGGTCGTAACAGTGCCAGCAGCCCCGTACTCCAGTTTGATAAAGACCGGCGAGGTCGCCTGCAGCGTGTCGTTGAACCTAAAGATCGAATAGCCTGCAGCCGAGTTGGTCGCGGGGCGCACGACGGTCGTCGTGTTGATCTGCCCTGTGTCGGTGGTCTGCGTGACACCGCAAGTCGTCACGAGCTGCGCGATGATCTCCGCGATCCAGGTGCGAAACGCGGCATCGGTGCTTTGGTCGAGTACCGTACTGGTTGAGGCTGTCGTCATAGGATCCCCTTATTTAAATGCGGAGAGAAATCTCAACCGTCGTGAAATTCGAGGTCGCGGAGAGGGTGAAGAGAAAACAATCATCTTGAGCAAAGGCTGTAGTCCAGCCCGTCAATGTCGAATTCTGATAGATGGTCCCGGCTAAGATCGCCGGCGGCACGCCGCCCGTAATATCATCGCCGCTGACCGGCGGATAGTGCGAGGACAGGGTGGCCTTGTAGATATTCACGGTACAAGAACCCGTGCCGCCCTTGGTGACGATGACAACCTCTTTGATCGTCCCCGCGGCATTCATCACGCGCTCGACCGCATTCAACGGCAGCGTGATGACGCCGCCGCCCAGGCATACCCAATACGCGCCGAATTGTTGGCCGCCAGAGGCGCCGGCAGCGCCGTCTACTCCCTTTCGGCCCGGCAGACCGGGGCGGCCGCGATCGCCAGGCTCGCCACGGCGGCCACCCCCGCCGCTCGATTTGCCTACCCCGCCGCCCGTCCCCGGGATCACGCCGCCGGAGTCGGCGAGGCGAAAGGGTTCATCGCCCGCGGTCGGTGCGAGTAGTCCACGAAGCCGGGACAGGATCGTCGGCATTTACGCCCACACCAGGACGCGGAATTGGTTGGTCGTCGGCGCGATTGAAAAGGTCACGGTGACGTTATTCACATCCGGCCGCGCGACGTCAGCGATCACATCGTCGCCCGGCGCCGCGTTGCGATAGACGGTGACTTTGACGTCCTTCGTGCCGAGCGCGTGATTGACCGTGTAGACGACATTGGTGCCATCGCCGATGTTGCCCGCGAACTTTTTGACGCCAAAGAGCGTCGCGAGCTGCGTCAACGTGTAGCGAACGTTCGCAGCCGACTGCAGGCCGACGACCTGATCGGCGAGAGCCGGCGTGCTCGCAGCGGTGAATGCAGAGAATTTGATGGTCATGGTTGCTTACTCGCTGAAAATGTCGACGTTCGATTCGGTATCTATTTGCGTGCCGCTCTCATCGATGATGCCGCTCGACGCACTGGTAAACGTCACCGGGATTGCCCAATGCTCGAGGCTCGTAAGGCCGCCGCGCACACTCTCGAGCTCAATCGAAAGCGCCGCACTCGCACCCGCATTGATGAGCTGCGAGGTCGTGGTCAGGCCCGTGAAAGTTTGCAGCAACGTGGGTCCCGCGGTGTCGATCACGCGCACGGTGTAGGTCGTGCCGGTCTCCGGCGTCACGGTCGCCTGAGTCTGGTCGACCAGGATGTCGGCTTGCGTCAGCCGGTTGCGCTCGATCCAAGACAGCGTAAACGGGCCGGTCGGTGCGCTCGCGAGGTCATAGCGCGTGCCGTTGATCTTGGGCAGCGCCGGTGGATACGGTAAAGCTTGGCGCGCGATCAGGGTCACGGTGATATCGGTCGCGAGCGCGGGATCGAGTTGTCCCAAGGGCGCATTCGGACACGGCTTGTTGTGGATGACCTCGGCCGCGACATAGGGCAGGCCGTCGCTGCCGATGTAGCCGTCGACGAAATAGACCCGCGTCGTCGCGAGGTGCCGCGAGGCAATGGTATCGACGCAGCCGCGAGCGATGGTGCAGACGCCGGTCGAGGCGTTGATGGCGGTCACGTTGACGAGCTCCGGGACCGCATCGACGATCCACGCGGCGCAGGGTACGGTGACGTGCGCGACATCGATCATCGTCGTGAGCGTCATCGAGAGACCGAAGGGGTCGATCGTCGTCGCGATCAAGCCGGTCGGGGCGAACTGCCAATTGCCATGATTGGCATAGCCAGCGCCGCCGACCTCGGTGAAGTCCGCGTAGTTCTGACAGAGCGGATCCGGCCGCGCGACCAAGATGCCGTCATAGGCGGTGGTACTGCTGAGCGCGAGCGCCTTCGCCGAGCCCAAGAGCTTGTAGAGCGAGCGAAAATCAGGTTCGTAGCCGGTGAAGATCGAGGGCGCCACCGGGTTGTTATTGGGCGCAATCCAGCCGGAGGTTTGCACGGCGACATAGGTATCGCTCGGCATGGAGTACACATCCTCGATCACGGTGAGCGAGATCGCGCCCGAGAGGAGCGTGCCGGTGTCGATCTCGCCGACGCGAAAGATGACGTTCGCGAGCTTTAGGCTTTTCGGGAATTGCCCGACGAAGACAGCGCCTGGCGTGAGCAGGTAGGCCGAGCGCTTCATTTTGAGTTGCGCGCGCTTTAAGGGAACCGTGGTGGCGGCGAGCTCGCGCTGACAGACGCGCGCCGCCAGATCCGCGGTCGCGATGCCGGTAAAATCCTTGTAATCGGAGACGACAATGCCTTGGCTTTGCACGGCGCCCAAGGCCTGCAGCGCGACCGACTGGGTTTGCTTGGTGATCGGATCAAAGAACTTGATCCACATCTCGTTCACGCCGCTGGTGAGCGTCATGTCGTCTTTGGAGGTGACCTCGAGGATGTCATCATCGGTGAACACCGGTAACGTTCCGACGTCGTAGCCGCCGCGAATGAGCGTGTATTGAAAGAGGCCGGTCACCGGGGAGGTCACCAGTACGCCCGCGCTATAGTCCATGAGCTTTTGTAGGAACGCATCGATGGTGTCTTGCCGGTTCCACAGCATGCACATCCCGAAGCCCTCGTTATAGAGCTGCAGGGCGGATGCTGTAAACACCGCATCATCGAGCGCCGCGGTCGGATAGCCCATACCCCAATCAGGATTGGTCAGCACCTCATAGACCATGTGCGCGACGTTCATCGCCTTGACGCCGCTCGAGAGCGTGACGATCGCTTTGCTGGGGTTCCAGGGGTCGCCCGCCCAACCGGCGAGCGCACGGCGCAGTTTGAAGCTCCACGGTTTGGGATAGGGATTGTTCGCGCCGATCAGAATCCCTCGGCAGACAACGGTGCAGAGGCCGCGATAGCCCGGCTGCGGGCTGCCCTGCTCCGCGAGCAGATAGTCATTCGCACCTTGCGTCGCCTCACCCATCATCACATCGACGGCGCCGGCGATCCCGCCCTCCTTCAAATCGCCGCCGAAGAGCGACGGCGAGTTGATGGTGATTTGCCCGCTCACCGTTTGCGATCCGGCCCACGCCTGGCGGTCGCCCGCGCGGATTTCCATAAATTCATCAACCGGCCCGTGCGAGAGGCCAAAATGCAGCCCCAAGTAGTAGCGGTAGCCGCCGCCGCCGGAGCTCTTACCCATGCGTCACGCGCGCTCGAGCGATCGCCGAGACGTGCAGCGCGAACGCATCCCCGGTCGCCTCAAGCTGCTCGACCGGAACCCCGTCGCGCAGGAATGTGCCGAAATCAATGCCGTGATGATCGAGCCAGACGCGCATCCCGGCGGAGCACAGCCGCGCGGCGCGCACGTGCTCGACGGTGACGCGGATCTCGTTCACGTGAATGACCCACCGCCCTTGCCGGTCGACGAGCCGATCGGCTGTGAGGACAGATCGCCGTACCAGAGGATATTGCTGTCATCGATCCACACCTCGCCAAAGGCGACCGAGACGGGCTTGCCGATCTCGATTGTGGGGACCGAGACGTCCGAGAGTTGGTCGGGCGGCGGCGTCTGCGGCTTCGGCGTCAGCGCATAGGTCAAGAGCGCTGCGATAACCATGATGAAGATTTGCGGCCACATGGCGATCTCCTAGTAAATCGGGTTGCCGGCGAGCGGATTGATGGACGGGATCCAGGGCTGCCCGCCGTAATTGAGCATTTGATCCGTGCCGCCGGCGATACCGAAATTGGTGCAGGCCGTGGTCGAATGATCGCAGCCCGGGAACGCATCGACGGCAAGGCCGGGCGCGAGATCTGGCGCGCCATAGGCCAGCGTGAGCACGGCACCCGAGGCCGAATTGATCGAGCGCCGCTCGGGGTAGCCCAAGCCTGAATCCCATTCGATATAGCCGCCCGGCCAGGTGAGTCCAATCGGCGGCGTCAAGCCGGCGCAGGTGACGACGGGCCCCACGACGCTGGTGATCGCGGAGACGACTTTGAAGGTCGACGGCGAGAGTGTGCAGGTGCTCGGGGCATAGAGCACATGCGCGCAGTTCAATTGCCAGCGCCGCCGCAAGCCCGTTGCTTTGACCCCGGTATAGGCGGGCTCGCAATTGAGCGTGACGCTCGCGCCCGCCTGGCTTTGCGAATGACACGGCCGATGAAGACATTGAAACCCTGCTGATCCGGATCCGTTTGATGCAGGGCCGTGATCGTCAGCAGAAAATCGCGCGACGGCGGGTAATTCTGCAGCACGGCGACCACAGCGGCATTCAAGGGCACGGTGACGGGCAGCGATTTTTTCTTGATTTCATTGCCCTGGTTGATCGAGCCCGAGGCGATCGCGAGCGGCTCGTAGACGTTCGAGACATAGGTGATCGGTCGATCGGCCGAGGTGTAGCGCCAATGCGCAAGGCCGACGAAGAAGTCGTAGAGCAGCACCGGCTCGCCGGCCGCGATCGAGGTTTCGTATTGGGCGAACGTCATACGTCGTGATTCACGGCGCGGAACGGCGTCGCTGAGACCGCGATGCCCCTGATCCCGGTCAGGTGATCGATGGTGATTTCATCGGAGGCGAGCGTCGAGAGCGCCATGAACGAGATGCGGCGGATCGCGGCGGCCGGCACGACGACGCCGAGCGCGGCGTTGATCGAGAGGAGTTCGGTGCTCGCCGAGTCTTGGGTCGAGCCCGTGATGCGCCGGTAGTAGATCGTGCCGCTGGTCATCTCGATGCGAATGTCCTCGCGATTGAGGACGCCGGCGAAGAGGCCGAAGCCCGCGAGCGCCACGCGGATGTTCAAGTCCCCGCTCGCGATATCGGAGACCACGGTGACATCGGCCTCGTAGCTCGGCACCCAGATCTCGCCCTGCGCGCCTTTGAGCAAATAAAGCAGCGAGCGAAATTTAGCCCGCGCGGTCTTGCCCTTCAAAAACCAATTGTGGGAATTGGTCGGAAACCCGATTTGGGCGGTATCGATCACCGTGAGCGCGCCGGTCTCGGTGTCGATGGTGAAGGTCTCGCGCTCATAGGAGCCCTCCGCCGTCTGGTCGGTGTCGGGCGAATCCTCGAGCACCGGCGCGCCGCGGTAGGTGGCAAGCCCGGTGGCCGCCGGCCAGTCGCACGGCTCGTCGATTTGAAAGGAAGGCGCGAGTTCCGCGTAGCTCATGTGCGAGCGCGTGATCCGCGTCGAGGTGAGCATCTTGGCCGCGCGCACCGGGTAGAGCTTGGAGCCGCGCGGCCAGGTGCCGACGACGATGCGCGGCAAGTTCAACTGCGTCGTCGTCAGGCTCTCGATCTGCAGCACCTCATAGGTGCTCGCATTCAAGAGGAGGATCGCGAGGCCGCCGGCGACGAAATCCCGATCGATCGTATCGCAGGGAATCGCAAGGTCCCCGGGCGCCACATTCGCCGACAGATACTGCCCGTCCCACCAGATGGGCAGCGCCCAGGTGAGCGCGCTCCAGGCGAACAATTGATTCTCGACATACTGCTTTTCGAACTTGGTCATCGGCGTTGAGAAAGACACCGTGCGGCGCGGCGCGATGCGCAGCGCCCGACGCTGCTCGCTCCCGGTCCAGGCCCGCAAGCGATCGGTTTTCCAGGCAAGTTTCTCCGAGACCGGATTCGAGTAATCGGGCGTCAGCGCCCAGGCAGTGATGCGCTGACCAACAATCGCGAGCGCGACGCTTTCCCCGTCCGCAAACACGAAGGTATAGGAGGCGTCGATCGAGGGCGGTCCCTCGGCTAAGATCTCGAGCGTCCAGTCCTTTTGTTCGTTGATCTCGAACGTGATCGGCGGCGTCGGTTGCCCGGTGAGCAAAATGCCGGCATCGCCCACGGGATTGATCGAGTTCAAGGTCTGTGCGGTGTTAAGCCACGCATTCCAGACGCCCACGGTAAAGAGCTCGTTCGAGACCACATTGCCGAGCGCTAGGCTCGAGGGCAGCACGTGGATCCGATAGTACCAATCGGTGATTTCAAACGAGGTCGCCGGCCGGGAGCCTGAGTAGCTGAAGGCCTCGACCGGGATCGGTACCGAGCTTGCGCGCGTGCCGGAAAACCCGGACGGATCGACGAGCGCACCAAAGGGTTGCACCAGGGCGATGCGATTATCGAGCGCCGGCGCATTCAAGCCGCTCGAGGTTGGGTAGATCTCGCCGGGCATGAGAATCGCGGCGGTCATGCGCTAGGCGTTCTTCCGGAACGCAAACCCGTAGTTATTGGTCGCGGCGGTCGGTGCGCCGAAGGGGAGTTTCGCGATCACGGGAAATACTTTCCAGGTGTCGGCGCCCACCGTGATCTCATCTTTCGCCTGGTTGTTGGCGAGATTCATCCAGCGCATGTCGTAGACATCGCCCACATAACTGTAGATGCCACCGGCGAGCCGCTCGAGATAGAGCGACAGCGGAATAAAGGGCACCAGCTGGTTTAAGGTATTGGGTTCGCGCGCGAAGGCGTGCACGTTGCGCGACCCGCGCTTGACCGCCCCGACCGCCCGCCGCGGCGTCGCGGCATCTGGATAGAACCAGCGCTGTACGGCATCGACCGTCGCCAAAATTTGAAATTGTCTATAGCCAGAGCCCGAGCTGGCTTCGGCCGAGAACGGGGTAAAGTTGCCGAGGCCGCCGCCATCGACCGAGCTCGAACCGCCCGCGAGGGCGGACCATTGAGTTGCGGCCGTGTAGGTCGCCGGGCTCGCGCCGCCCACCGCATTTAACGCACCGCCATGCACATGCAGAAAATTATTCGATGAGTATTCAAGGAGTGCATGCAGGTAAGCGGGCCCACCGCTGGTTGAGAAAAAATGATAGGCCGTAAAGGGGCCGGGCGGCGCCGGCGCAAGGTTCGAGGAATTCACCGAGGAGCCGGCCTGCGCGCCCGGCGCCGAGGCGCCCGAATAGCCGGTCGCCCCGAAGAGCTGGATGACCGTATTCGCACCGCTCACCGGCGGTGGCATGTAGTAATCGAGATACACGCTCCCCAAATGCACCGCGAGCCAATAATCGCCGCTGGTGTAGACGCCGTTATGATCGACGGTCCACCCCGCCGAGGCCGCAAAGGTCGCGAGCGAGTTTAGAAAATCGGAGAGGCTGGTCGGCGTGCCGGTGGCATACATGAGGGAGCCTCAAGCGTAAAGGACGGCGGCAAAATTCTGGCGCGCCGAGCGGAACGTATCTTGAAAGGTGTAGTAGGTGTCGGAGCCCACCGTGAAGGTCGATCCCGGGCTATTGCCATCGCCCGTGGTCGCGAACACGCCGTCGAGCGTGCCCAGGAGATTGACGGACGGCGCGATCTGCTCGAGGCGCACCGGAATCAAGGGGTAGGAGCCATCGAGGTTGGTGGTCATCCAGTTCATGCCACCTTGGGTCGTGGCCTGCCCTGAGCCGCTGCTGCCGTCATCGCCGTAGGGCCAGACCATATTGTTGCTCC